AGGCGATGCGGGTCCATCAGGCGTCGCCGCCGGCTGAGGAACAGCCAAAGCCGGTCGTTGCCGCTGCGGCTCCAAGGCCGGCAAAACGAGAGAACGATATCTGCCGCGGCAAGGGCCGCAGCTATTACAACAACGGCCGCTCGTGGCGCTGCAATCGGTGACGGAGGCCGCCAATGAACATCTACGATCTGTCTGCCACCCAGATCATGAGCCTGACCGTCGCCGCCGTCGTGGCGATGTCAACGCTCGCGGTGCTGCTGGTGCTGATTTCTTACTGAAAGACGTCCAGGCAGATGGTGGACGAATGCCTGACCGTTCTGGTGCGCACAGGGCAAGTCTTGAGTGTGCAGCTAAAGACCCCATGAGATGCGCCACGACCGCCTGATCCCCGATGAGTAACCAGATTGTAAATGACATAGGCCGCTGGTCCCAAGAACGGATCACGCAGTGGTTTGACGACTCGGTGGACCGCTACAGGATGGCGGACCTAAGTCAGCGCGAAGCGGACTGCTGTACTGTGGCGACCTTAATGACGACGCTCGCAATCGTGCTCGCCCGGAGCAGAGCCTCACCGGAAGAATGCGGACGGACATTGATGGAGGCGGTCAGGAGCATGCGGAAATTGGAGCGCGGGGCCTATTCGCCGAAACCGAGGGGAGGCTGAAATAATGCGGCGATACTTTCATGGCTGGCGATGTTGGTTCCGCGCGCTCTACATGGCGCGGACCAAGAAACGCGGCGCCGGCCGGCAACCGTGGCGCCTTGCTCTGAGACAGGCTGCCTGCGATCGTTGGATAGTGGACGGCCACATGCGCGGGGCAAAGCCGCCAAGGTTCATACGCAACGCGCCCAATGGGCGGGAGTGACGAGGATGGCTTTTACTGAAGCGCAAATCGATGCAGCCTGTGCCGCCTGGGACCGGGTATGGATGGGATGCGCCTATCAAGGCATGGCTAGGAACGCCATCCGAGCGGCCCTTATCGCGGCAATGGATTTGGTGGAGCGGCACGATGGTGAGCAGCGCCGGCATGCAAAGCCGGCGCACCCCGGCCGGGGTTCCCAGTCCCGGCGAAGTCGAGTAAGGCGCAAGGTTGAGTAAAAAAATGTCGCGTGCTGCCGCCAGGTTCCGTGAGGCTGATATAGCCCGCATTTTCAAGGCGGCGGGCAAGGCCAAGGTTGCGGTGCAAGTGGTGATCCGGCCGGACGGCGAGATCGTGGTTTCAACGCTCGACGCGCCTGTCAGCGCGGACGGCGACAACCCGTGGGATGAACTGAAGCATGGCCAAGATCGAATTGCGGTTCGTTCAAAGATTCCGTGACCGCCACGGCACCCTGCGGTTCTACTTCCGCCGCAAGGGCTGCGCCCGCGTGGCGTTGCCGGATCGGCCCGGCTCCGAAGCCTTTATGGCCGCGTACCAGTTGGCGCTCGCGAGCGCCGAGCCCCCTGCCCCGCTGCGGGTGCTAGCCGGCAGCATCGATGCGCTGGTCTCGGATTACATGCGCTCGGATCAATTCCTGAAAAACCGCCCGGTCACGCAGGCGAACGACCGCAACATCCTGCGCCGGTTCTGCCAGCAGCATGGCAGCAAACCGGTTCGGTTGCTCCAGCAACAGCACGTCCGCATCATTCTCGACGGCAAGGCCGGCCTGCCCGGCGCCCAGCGCAACCTCAAGCGCAACCTGCGCCTGCTGTTCGACTTCGCGAAGGATCGCGGCTGGCGTCCCGACAACCCGGTGACGGGTATCGCAAACGTCAAACGCGGGAAGGTCGAGGGTCACCATTCCTGGTCCGAGGAGGAGCTCGAGCTCTTCGAGTCGCACTGGCCGGTCGGCTCCAAGCCGCGGCTCGCGCTCGCGCTCTTGCTCTACACCGCGGTGCGCCGCGAGGACGTCATCCACCTTGGCCCCGCCAACACCAGAACCGGCCGACTGGTCTACGTGCAATCCAAGGGCCGGGTGCCGATGGACATCCCGATCGCGCCGCAGCTCGCCGAAGTCATCGAGGCGACGCCGACATTGGGCATCCGAACCTTCATCGTCACCGGCGCCGGTGCCCCCTTCACCGCCGCCGGGTTCGGCAACTGGTGGCGCGATCGCTGCCGGGATGCCGGGCTACCGGACGGTTGCCGCGCCCACGGGCTGCGCAAGGCCATGCTGCGCCGGATGGCGCAGGCGGGCTGCTCGGAGGACTTCATCGCCTCGGTCAGCGGCCACCAGGACATGCGCGAGATCCGCACCTACGTGCGAGCGGCAAACCGGGCCAGGATGGCCGACGAGGGCATGGCAAAAACACTCGCGCGGTTCAGCTAAACCGAGAACAAAACTGACCCCTAAGTGTCAAACCTAGGTGTCAAACCTGCCAAAAAACGTAATGAAAACAACCTGCATGGCGGGAGCGACGGGACTGCTATGGTTTTGATATTACGAAAGAAAACGCTGTCAAACCTGTCCAGGGCGCGATCAAATATCAATGGGGTTGAGGGCAAGTGTCAAACTTTCGAGGACGTGGAATCAAGGATTGATATTCAGCCGCTTGGTCATGACGTCCACGATCCGGTCGATGCTGTCTTTGTTGGTTTTTGTCTGCGATTCGAGAACCGTCAATCTGTTTTCGATCACACCCAGGTGCGGCGAGCCGCGCACCTCCAGCGTATTGACCCGCGTCTCGAGCCGTACCGAATAAGCCACGATGCTGATCACGGCGGCGCCGATCGCGATGGCCTGCGCCACCAGAAAATAAACGAGCGTCTGATTCTCCGAGAACCAAGACCTGACGGACGTCATCATTGGTCGGTCACGCCCGATGCTTCTTGCCCTCCACGGGAACGTTGATGTCGCCTTCTTGTATTCTCGCTAGATGTAACCCACTCACAATTTTCCGGTGCATAATCACCATCATTGTCGATACGATCAATCGTAAGGTTAGCTGCGTATCCGTGCGCTAGCGCCCAATCCCGAAATTGTTCTACTTGTTGCCACTGCTTACAAAGCTTGATTCCGCGCGCGCCATAGTATTTGAAATCTTTATCCTGCGGATTGCAGCATCTACCGCGCATGCCCTTCCAGATTGAATAGATACGCGTGTTGCTGCCAACGCCTGCCAACATCGCCATGTGGCGAAGGCAGCCACACGATTTTGTTCTTCCTGTTCGAAGTTTTCTGCCAACCGCGATGCACTCGTTGCCGCAATCGCAGAGGCAACGCCACGTCGTTCTTCCATCGCCACTAATTCCGACCCACTCGATGGCGAGTAAGAGACCAAATCTCTGACCTTTGACATCAACGAAATTGTAATTGGTTTTCACGGCTTATCCTCATGCGGAAAGACAATTTCAACTTCATCGTCAGTTTTGATGCCAAGGTCAAGCATTAGACCAGGACTTAAATCAGCGACCCGTCCAGTATCGACATGGGGTCCCCAATCACTCGGAAAAGCTTGCAGAGCAATGCCGGTACGCACTGCCCGCACCAGCGCGATCTCCTCGCGCATCATGGCCTTTGGCGTCACGTTGTAGTCCCACCGGCAGGCAACGTAGTGGATGTGCGGATTGAGCCGCCGCGCCAGGCCGGTCGTGCCCGGTGGCTGATACGGCAAAAATAAATGCGGCGCCTGCTCGACCTCGGAGATGAATGCCAGCCCTTCGCTCGGCGAGACGCCGGTATCGTCGGGCCCGCCGAAGCTCGAGCACTTGCCGTTGGCCTTGAACAACGGCGCCGGCGCCTCGGCGATGCCATCCAGCGGCTCCCCGCCGAGCTCGTCAGCAATGGCCCTGCAGATGTCATAGACCTTGGCCTCATAGACCTTGGCATCGGCCTCGCTGTCGACGAAGCAAATTTCCAACAGGATCGCCGGCTTCTCGGTGTTGTTCAGAAAGAACAGATCGTCGCGCCGTTTGGCGCCGCGATTGATGAAGCCGCAGGACGCAATGGCGGCCGACACCTCCTCGGCGAGCGCGTGTTGCGTCACGTAGAGCACCTCGGTGCCCATCGGCTTCTCTACCTGCTCATAGGCATTGAAGTGGACCGAGACGTCGAGGTCGCGTTCCTGTGCGTTGTGGAAGTTCACGATCGCGTTGAGGTTCTCGTTCTGGCTGCGGCTGCTATTGTCGTGGAACACCATCACTTCGGCGCCCCGGCTTTGCAGCTCCTCTGCGACGCGGTTGACGACCCTGCGCGCCTCGTCGACCTCGTCAAGGATGCCGCAGGCGCCGCGAACGTAGAGACCGTGACCGGACGATATGACGACGCGCATTTTTTACCTCTCAGCGCATGAACATCAGAAGCAGTAGCACGACCAGGATCGGAAGCGTGCTGGCGGAAACGATCTGCGCCACCAGCAAACGATCGATCGGTCGGCGATAGGTCATTGCTCTGTTCCGTACTTAGTCCAAGAAATAACTCACACGAATACTATGACTACAATTGACTACTGAGGTAAATACTATATTTTACTTTCATCAGAACAGAGGAAGACAGAAATGACCAAGACCTTCGCCAACACCTGCAGCCACCGAGACCTGATCGACCTCGCCATCGAATACGCGATGATCCGCTCGACCGTTCATTTCAACGACCTCAATGCCAAGCAGCGGGCCGCAGTGATCCGCCAGATCAGCAAGATCGCCGAGCAGCTCCCTCCCCTCGCCTGAGGGGAGCCGGGCAGCGCCAACTTGGCCCCCAAAGTCAAACCTTTGGCACGATCGGACAACTGCCCCCGGCGGTACCCGTGCTTTATGCCATTGCCCACAATGAGAAGGAATTCATAGAATGAGGATGACGTTGCTCATAACCACGGCCCTGCTGGCGGCAACCCCGGCTTGGGCCGTTGATCCGCCAGAGCATGTTCAAGGAGCATGCATGTCAAAGGTGCAAAGCCTGATCCCAAATGGGACAAAGGTTACCAATATGACTGTAACCTATAAGCACTCTGTCGAGCTTTCCAGGCCCATGCATCGGCAGGTCTACAGTCTGTCCGACCTCAATTTTTACACTGTTACAGTCGAGGCTGAGATATATGGTCGGCGCTTCTCATCTCTCTACTTATGCCGACAAGCGGGTGATGCGATTGAAATTATGAGAGGTTGACACCGGCGCCCTCATAACGACGAGCTGTAGCTACAATTGATTGTGTCCCCATTCACCACCGACTTGTCACCGCCCGAGAACGTGCCGGCCGACCACAGCACGCCGCCGGTGTCGTCCTTGGTGGCGACCGCGCCGGTGCCGTAGCAGAGGAACGCGCCCTTAACGGTTCCGGTCCCGGTGATGGAGAAGCCCAGCGCCGCGCTCAATGCCTTCGACCCCGCCGAGGCCGCGGACCACACCGCGGTCTTGCGGTTGCCGGTATAGGTCGGAGCGTTGGTGCCGCCGGCCTCGAGCCAGCCCGAATGGGACGCCATGGTGTCGCCGGCCGCAACTGCCGTGTACGACGTCGACGAGATCAAACCCATGAACGGCCCGACTACGGTGTAGGCCGAGCCAGCAAGGAACGTGTCGAGCGCCAGGTTCTTGCCGACCGTGCAGACCACGTTATCGATCACCTCGCGCCACTTGAGCTTGCCATCCGCGCCGATGCATTCCAGCTCGTAGCGACCGTGCGCCTGGGCCCGTTCGCCAAGGCCGCCACCGCGGACGACGGAAGCGTCATTGCATTCGCGCGCCTGCGCGCGTTCCTCAGTCATGGGGTTCTCCCTTGGAATGTCGGGTTGGGCCTGGTCGATGTCGCGCCGCCTGGCGGGTCACGTACCCGCATTCCAGGACAGAAACCCGCTTGGAATTGCCTGGGCAAAACTCGAAGCGCCGAAGTTGGTCGCAACAAGAGGAGTCGAGGAATTCACGGTTGCGATCGGATACGCGGCATTGGCGGTAAACAAAGACGAAATACTGATGCCGCCGGTGTTCGTGGCTGGGTCGTTCCCCGCCGTATTATTCCAGAGCCCGGCATTGCGCCGGAACCATATCTTCTTGTTTGTCATGTCAACGGCAACGCAAACGACATCCCCGCCCGTCTGCGTCCCACCCAGCGATTTGCCCGCGCTCGATCCGTTGTACCAGATGGCCCCGCCGGCATCGAAATATGCGAGGGCCGCATTGCTGGCGCTGCTCCCCACGGAAGTCAGCACCGCCGCCGCGGTTGCAATGCCAACGGCGGTGTCGGCCCCCGTCAATGTCGTATTGTACGACGCCTCGAAATAAAGTTTTCCGGTGGCCCCCGCTCGCGTGCCGCGAACTGCATTATCCGTGTTGGTGGAACAGGCAACCGTTAAATTGCCGCCGCTCAATAAGATGTTGGCTGATTTATCCGAGCTGTTCCACGTCACCGGCACTGCGCCGCTGACCACCGTGGCGTCTTGCGTGGAACTGGCGGCAGCCGTCTCAGCACCAACGGCGACCGCATAAGCAAACCCGGCATTGACGGTGGCCGCGGCGCTCGTCGCCTCCAGCATCGATATGTTGATGACGGCAGGTATATGGCCATCCAGCGAATCCACAGCAGCAGCAGCCTCGACAATCGCAACCGATCTCGGAAAGCGCGGCGTCGTAATCGCGCCTGTGTCGGTCGCGTTGCCGGGATTGCCCGGCTCGAAGATGGACCCGATGCAGGAATCTAGCGAGCCCCACGTAGGCTGGCTGTCGCCGGCATAGACGATGAAGTTGACCGCATTCCCATCGGCGCCAGGTTCTCCGTTGTCGCTCAGACGCTGAAACGTGGTTAAATCACTATTGTCGCGCAGCCAAAAGCTTATGGTATAAGTAAGACCGGTACTCGTGGATATAAGTTGCGTGATGACATCATACGCCTGAACTGCACCATCATAGTAAAAATAAGATCCGCTGTGTGGGTCAAACCCCAGTGCTGAAGTGTCGGCAACTACGCCAAAAAATGTGGCCTCAAACTCGTTGAGATAAGTCCAGCCGATCGGAGCGGGTTCACCGAGGATACCTGACTCAAAGCCTCCATTGACAATGAGGTTGGGGCCTCCGCCGGTCGTTACAGAAACATCGTCAAGGCCCAAAAAGGCCGGGTCTTCACGAAAGGCAAAACTGATAAACGAAGCTGCCGAGGTTGCGACAAAGCTTGTGGTGTATTGTTGATATGCATGCGGGATCGGCGTGCCGTTCAAGTCCAGAACGATCGGGCCCACAGGTGGCGCTTCATTGTCCGGCCCCGTTGTCCTTCCCAGCCGCCGCCATTTCATCTTGGCACGCAATTCAGGAACGCTTCACCCTTGGCGTCGACGGTGAAATCGGCGCGCCGCACGATCTCGTTGACGCGATGGTAGAGCGTGCGACCGCCGGCCGTGGTCCACTTATAGCAGTCGCCCGGCTCCAGGCCGAGATAATAGGCCATGCCGGAAAACTCCGATTGCTGGCGTGCGACTTCCCCGGTGTAATAGGCGAACGAGGTCTCGTTCATGACGAGGTCGGCTGTCGACGCGACCGGAATGTCGTAGTTGTCGGTGTCGAATGAGTCGGTCGTGATGACCGGATCGATGTCTTCGGCGACGCGTACATTGCTAGGCTCGTAATCGCGGGCAACATCGAGGTAGTGGCAGATTTTCTCGCGCGGCTTGTCGAAAGCGTCCGAAGTATGCACGGTGATCGGCTGCGCGCCGTGGCCGACCAGTTTTGCCAGGTCAAGCGTCAGATCAAGCGAAAACCCCTTCTCCACCAGATAAAGCTTGTTCGCTGTCCGCACATTCCACTGCGGCTTATGCTTGCGCATGACGGAAAGAAAATCAATGAATGTAATATTGCTGCCGAGGATCAGCGCGCTCAGGCCGCCGGTAACGTCGACCGTCTCGAATTCGTCGGGTCCGCGCCCTTCGTAACGCGCCAGCGCCTCGATCGCATCGGCCCAGGCGACGAAATCGCCCGGCGTGCCGTATGCCGTATCGTCGACCATGACGCTGGTGAATGGGACGGCATTGCCGAATTGCGCGAGGCGAATGTTCTCAAACGTGGCAGTGACCAACGGGACATAGGCGACCGCCTGCGCGCCATAGCGCGCGACGCTCCAGGCATCGGGCGTCTGCGCCAGCGTCCCGGTCGCAAAGCGCACCGTTTGCGCGCCGCCCACTGTGGCCACGCCGACATTCAGGTCGCTCATGAGCGCGCCGTCGCTGAGCGTCCACGCAAGCTGTCCGCGGAAATAGAGCCCGCTTATCGTTCTGGTCGAATCCCCGAAATTAATCGGGATGTAGTAACCGGCAATGAAGCTGACGACCCGCTCGCCGCCGATGGTCTGAAAGACCGGCCCCTCGATGATGCGCCCGCCCCATTGCGACCGTGTCGAAAATCCGATCGGTATGGCCTTGTCGTAAAGTGCCGCGGCGAGCTGTTGCGGATCGAGCGGCGCCACCGTCGGCGGAATTGGTGCCACCGTTGCCGCAACCTGCGGCGGCGGCGTTGCAATTGGCGCCGGATAAAACGGCGCAGGTTCCTCTGACCATATCCGCCCCATCAACCGCGGCGCCAACATGTACCCCGTCATTCGTTCTGCTCCAGCGCGACGGCTTTGGCGCCCTCGTAGTAGGGGAAGCCGCCGAAGCGGCGCACGTTATCGAATGGTGCCTCGCACTGCGCGATCGTCTTGTTGCAGTCTTTCCAGATCAGCGCGGTGTCGCCCGGCTGCACGGAATTGCCGGCTGGCAAGTACGTCCTCAATTGCCGATCGCTCGCCCGCCAGCCGCCGATCTTGTAGGTGCGCCCCTTGAGAACGCCGCTGGCGAATTGAATCTTTCCCGGCGCATACCAATCGTCGACCGCGCGCGGGTCGGGAGAAGCAGTCAGTGTCATGTTGTGCGGGTCGGGCACGGCGGCGATCGTACAGGCCCGCTCATAGGCATTGCGCGCGGTGAAAACGGCGGTGCCGTCCGTCGTCGTCGCACCCACCGAATAGTTGTAGCTCGGCGCCGATGAGGCCGTTGTCCCCGCGGTCGTCGTCTCGAAATAGACATTGCCATATCCCGCCGGCGCGGCGCCGGTCAGATGGCGCACGCTGGTCCCGAGTGCATAGGCGGTGCTGCGCTCGACCTGCGGGCGCATGATCGGCACACCACAGAACTGGTCGCCGAGTGCGAACCGGCACATGACGGAAAAGGTCGGGACGAGATTGTGGCGCGGGAAAGCAAACGGATTGCTGAGCTTGAACGTAACGACATCATGCGCCGGGAACGACCACGAGCCGATGCGGCCGAAAAATTCAAAATCCTTCGCGGTCGGACTATCCGCATCGGTCAGGAAAATCTCGACGTCGGCACCAATATAGGATTCGTTCTCGACGTCGACCTCGGTAACGACGCCGTCGCTGCCGGCGGAGAGTTGAAGCTGCGTCGACGCCGGCTCGCCGTTGCTGCGCTCGCCGATGTCGAACGTCTTGAGTCCAGGCGCCGGCAACCAGGTCTCGCTCCCGATATGAATGGCACTCGGCCAGGTCGTCAAACGGATAACCGTGTCGTCGCGGCGTGTGATCGTGATCAACCGCGCAATGGTCGCCGTGGCCGGATCGAGCGCAAGCGTCCTCATTCGTCGAAAACCTCGATCAGGTCGGCCCTGTTGATTTCCTGCTGGACTTCAAACTCCGAAAACGCCTGTGTAATATTCGTCTCGACGTGATCGGACAGCCACCGCACCGGCGTATCATATAAAAAATCAGCATTCGGGACCTCCGATGCGCTCGGGGCGCTGGCAAAGGTGACAATCCCGGTCCCGTAATCGACCGTATAATCCACACCCTCGACCTTCGGCGTCGTATTGAGCCGCAGCTCGAGCATCGGCGACCGCGGATGCATGACCTTCTTGGAGGCAGTCTTGCTGCCGAGAGACCGGGTAATCTCAAGCTGGAACGTCACTGTGGCACCATCACCGATCGGCGCGCCGGTGACGGTATTGCGCAACGGCTGGTCCGTCTCGGTGTAGTCATCGGCACGATTGGGCCGCAGCAAGAAGCTCGTATGCGTACCGAAAATCTCAAACAGCAGTTCGACGAATGGAACCTGCTCGGTAACCCAGCTTGCCGACCAGACCCGCCGCGCGAGCGGCGCGCGCTTGATCCTGCGTTCCAGCAAAGTATCGCCGGTTTGGATGATCGCGTCGTCGGTCAACCGGCGCACCAGCGACTTCAGGCATCCCGTCTGGTCAAGGATAACATTCTCGGCAGCCATTTTTCTTTATTTGCCGGTTGCTGCGATCGCGCGCCCATAGGCATTCGCTGCCTGGGATTGCGTGCGCCGGTCACCCATGACTGCACCGGCCGGGAAATTGTTGTTGATGACGATCAGATTACCGTTGGCAGCTTGTGCATTCTCGTTGGCCGGCGCGTTGGCGTACCCGGTCCCGGTAACGGTGCGCATGGTGCCGCCCGAACCCTCACCGTAATAGCCGATCCGCAGTGCCGCCCTGCCTTCGGTATAGATCGGGTCGAGCTGGTCTTGCAGCGCAGTGGTGTTGGCGTCAACCGACTTCGCCAGATCCTGCATCGCATTCGCCAATTCCTGATTGGCGACCTTATGCGCCAGATCGGATTGCACGCCTTGTTTGATCAGATCCTCATAGGTGATCTGCGCCTGGATTTGCGCCTTCTCCTGCGGTGTGGCGGCGGCGCCGAGGCGATATTGGTTCTGCAATGAGAGAAGCTGCTGCTCGGCCTGCTGCCGCGGCGGTACAAGCGATGCCTCTTGTTGAGCCATTGCCACGATCTGGGGCAAGTCCCTGTTCCGCACCAGCGCCGACACGGTTGTCGCCTGGGACAAAAAAGCCTGCGCAAGCGCCGATCCTGCTTTGGCGGCCTCATGGAGCGCCTGGAGCTCTGCCTCTAACCCAGACATGCGGATGGATTCTGCCTTTAGTGCCTGCGCAGCCTGCGCGTCCAACTGCGTCTGCTCCTGCTCGGCCTGCTTCTGCTGCTGTATTTGCGCCTGCATTCTTTGCATATCCCGCTGCGCCAGGAGATTATTCAGCGTCGCCGTTTTGAGGGCCAGAGCATCCGCATAACTGGCCCCCTGGCGAAGAGCGTCGTTGAAAGCCTGCTGGACGCGGACGTTGATTTCGTTGATGCCGATAATGCTCGACAGCCCGTCCTTCATCTGTGCCCGGATTACTTGCGTCGCTTCATTCAATTTATAGACCTGCTGCTGGATTTGCGCATTGACCTGCGCTTCCGCATTCGCCCGCTCTTGCGCGGCAACGGCAGTTGCGTTCTCCAGGCTGACGCCTTGCATCAGGAGCGAGTTGATTGTCGCGATCTCTTGCGCGCGGATTTTCTCCTCGCCGGTCACCGCCGCTGCGACGCCATGTTGATTTTGCAGATTGAGCAATTGCATTTGCGCGCCTGCATTGACCTGTGCGATCGCATTGGCGCGCTGCTGTTCGGCAATTGCCGACGCCTTTGCCTCCGAAACGCCTTGCCGTTTAAGTTGAAGATATGTCGCCTCCGCTTGCGCTTCGATTTTCTGGATGCCTGTTACCGCACTGGCGACAGCGTACTGATCCTTCAGCCCCGCGAGCGTCTGATTGGCCGCGCTGTTGATCTGTGCCTGCGCGACGGCGCGCTCCTTGCCGGCGATCGCCGTCGCCAGCTCCAGATCCTTGCCCTCGAGCAGAAGCTGATTGATGCGCGCTTGCTCCTCGGCCTGCATCCGCATGGCGCCCGGCATGGCCTGCGCAATTTTAAGCTGGTCATCGAGCTGCGACATGCGGATCGCGTCCTGCGCCACCAGGCCAGGATATGCGGCTTTGATGCTGTTGATGGCCTCTAGCTGCCTGTCATAGGTGCCGGGCGCGACTTGCGCCTTCTCAAATTGCACTTGCCCCTGCGCGCTCGGGGCGGCACTTTGCCGGGTCGTGGCCTCCGTTTTCTTGAATGCATCGGCTAGCCGTTCCTGATCGGTCACGGCCTTCTTCGTTTCCTCGTCAACCTTAGTCATACCGCCGGCAATGGCGAGAGCGATCTCGGTCATAGATGCAAGCAATGGCGATACACCGCGCAACGCCATAATCGTGTCGCCCATGAGCGCGCCGCCGCTCTTTGATTTGGCCGCGTCCGATGCCGATCCGATTTTCAGCACCGCCTCGAGATAAGCCAAGACATCATTTTTAGCCGTAAGCCATGGCACTCCGAAGGCTCCATAGATTTTATTTGAAATACCGGCGCTGCGCGCCTCGATTTCCGACTCCAGTTTCTTCAGATCCTCAATGACCGCTTGTGAGAGGCCCCGGTCCTTATAGCGATCCGTTACCGCGCCCATGTCGAGATCCTTCACCATCAGCGCAATATCGGAGCCGCCGCGGCCAAACGCGGCGCGCGCCAGCCGAGCCCGGTCGAATTCGTTGGTCGCGCGGCGCAGAGCTTCGCCGACGATGGCCAATGCTTCTGTCTCGCTGCCGGCCGCCACCGCCTGTCGGGCGAGTGCAGGGTCGATCTTGGTGATTATGTCGAGCATGGCGCCGCCACCACTGCGCACTTCCTCAAAGCCGGCGGTGAACCGCTGAAGGCCGGCATGCAGTTCTTCGGTCGAAATGCCGAACCGGGTTGCCTCTTTGTTGAGTCCTTGAACTTGCGACGTCGTCAATCCTGTCGCCTCCGCGAAATGGGATATGTCGCGCGCATATTGCGCGGTCTTGGTGACGCCCTCGTCGAGTTTCTGATAGCCGAGATAAAGGGCACCAAGGCCTACAGCAGCGACTGTTCCAGCTCTACCGAGCGTCGCAAGCGTCGAACCCACTAGACCCGTTGAAGCAGCCAAGCCTTGCGCCTGCGCCTCGAGCGCCTGACTGACCTGCCCATACGCCGTCTGCGCCTGTCCCGCCTGGCGTGCTGCCTGCATGGTCGCCTGATAGCGTGCGGCGACTGTTTGCTGCACGGCTGCCGCCCGCTCGGCCAGCGCCGGATTCTGCGCGACCGCGGCGTTGAGCGTCCGCATCGCCCGTTCGTATTCGGCGCTGGCGCGCGCGGTTTCGCTATAACGGCGTTCCAGCCCGGTGAAGGCGCGGTCGAGGTTGAGCGAGCTCGTCCCCAGGCTGGTCTCGGCCGTCTCGAGCTTCTTCATCTCGGCAACGGCCGCATCAGCGCCTTGCGTCTCAAAGATCATGCGCAGCCGCGCGATCGCCTCTTGCGTCGTCGCCATGATCTTAGAGGCCCTTCATCTTGACGATGATCCCTGCGGTGCGCTGCTTGTTGCCAATGCGCCTGCGCCGGCCGTGGGTCTGGAACGTGTAGGCCTGCGCCAGCGACGTGAAGCCGTATTGGATATCCGCAATGTCCTTGAACAGGCTGCGCGCCTCCTTGGCGGTGCGATCGTACACGCGCGCATTCGATGCCGAGATTGTAAAGCTGCGTCCCGACTTGGTCTTGCCGGCTTCGATCTTGGGCGCATAGGGCGCCGTGTCGACGAACATGTAGGCCTCGGCCGGCGGCACTCGCCCGTAGGGCGAGGTCTCGCGCCCATCCGCGAGCATGATCTGCGCGCCGATATAGCGCCCGCTCCGCGACGGCGACCGCTGCTTGAGCTTGTCCGCAATCCAGCGCAGGACGTCGGTGCCGAGATTGAATTCCACGATGATCGAGCCGCCGTTGGTATTGACGCTCTCGAGCGACGCGCCGACGCGGCCGTCGACTGAGACGGTGTATTTGACGTCGCCGCCGGTTACCGTCTTGTTGACCGCCTCGGCCCTGGCAATCTCCTCGCGCGCAAACTGCGCGGCCATGGCCTTGCGCTGCTCGTCCAGTCCGGCGAGCAGCGTCTTGGTCATCCTATCGATTGGATCGGCGCGAAAGCTTACGCCCATGTGGCTGCGTGTCCTTTGGTGGTTCCGGCCGGATCGAGAGAACGTATGCGCGCGCGCTCGACAGCCGCATCAGTGCTCGCCGCTCCCATGGCTCAAGCGGGCCGTTGAGCTGCTCGTAGGCCTGTAGGGTTTCCCAGGTGATGGTCGGCACCGCCATGCCAGACACGGCGAGGCCCATGGAGACGTCGTGGAATGTCGACCAGAGGTATTCGAGCTCGAACGGGAACGGCGGCGCCCCATCCTCGTTGATCGCCCTGGCCTTGTCGCCGCGGCCGATCTTGCGCAGCGTCGCGGCGGCGGCGCCGAGGTGCTCGCCCTCGCTGCCGCCGTCGTTCAGTCGGCGCTGGTTTGCAAACGCCCATTCCCCGTAACGGACGAGGTCGGCGACCCGGCCGGCAAAAAATTTGCGACACTGTTAGCCGCAAACCAGACCGCGTTGAAAACGTATGCCAGCCCCGGCTCGCTGTAGAGCTCGGCGGCATTTTCCGGCGTGCATGGAAGATCGATGACCTCGCCGCGCAGATCAACCAGATGCCAGCCGACCGTCAGCAGCGCGAGCAGCGCGATATTGTCCTCGATCTGATCGGAGGCATCGATGGCCCCGGTTCTCGATCGCATGATCTTCTGTCGCAAATCCTTGCGCTTGCCCTTCTCGAATTCGCGCGCGCGTTCGCAATCGGTCGAGAGCACGTCGATATAGGCGACACTGCCGTCGCCATTGCGCAGCACCAGGTCGGTTCGGGGATCGCGCAACTCGACGCGATAAGGCGCCGTAACGTCAGCCGCCAGCGCGGCAAATTTTGAAGGCATTTTTTTGCAACTCCTAAACCGCGTTGGTGTCGCTGATCTGCAGGGTCGTCGACGGCACGCCGGCCGCCGTGCCGAAATAGCGCGCCGCCTCGAATGTGCAGTTGACCATCTTGCCGCCGGCGCTGTCCTGCTCCTGCAAGGTGAGGATACGGATGCGCGGCAGGTAGAATGTATTCGCCGGCGTCGCCACCTGGCTCGGCTGCGCCGGCATGTAGATCAACAGCCCAAACTCGGTGTTGTCGGCATGCAGATCAAACAGCAGCGAGTCGTCGACATAGGCGGCGAACGTGCCGTCACAGACGAAATCGTCGAGGAAGATCGCCGCGACCAGGCCTTGCGGGTTGATGACCTTGGCCGGCTGCGGGTTCAGCTTGACCGAGATCTTGACGCTGGTGGCGACGCCGAACGGTGCGCCGTTGAAGATCAGCAGCCCATCCATGGCGGTCGGGATGTCGGATGAGGTCTCGTCGGCCGGCGCGGTGAAGAACGGCGCCGCGGTCGTCTTGTAGAGATGCCGGCCGCGGCCCATGACGCCGAAGTCCAGCTTCGGGTTGTCATTTACCGGAATGTCGAGATCCATGCTGCCGACGCGGCATTCGGTGTAGAGCCGCGCCAGGTCCGTTTCCGGATTGTAGATTTCGATCGCAATCTTGTAATTGACGAAGTCGAGCGTCGCATTCGGGTTGACGATCGTCTTGCCGACCGTGCTGACACCAAACGTCGTCGCCGCGGCGAGGTCCTCGGCCGGCGCCGGGAACACGTTCACGGTGCGATTGCCGGTCCCGCCGAAGCCGACGATCGAGAATCGCTGATTGAGATTGAGGCCGGTGATGCCGGTAACGTGGATCGTCTGCCCGGCTCCGAGCCCTTCCGCAACCGGGTCGCCGCCGCCGAAGGTAATCGTCTTGGCCGATTTCGAGAACGCGACCGAGGTCAGCTCAGCATTGCTGGCGGTGGCGGCGTCGGTCCAGGTGTTGCGCATGATGGCGGCGAACAAGTCCTGCTGCGTCCCGGCGCTGAGATAACCCTTGATCGTGCCGGCGATCGTGCGCGAGCCGTCGCTACCCATCGGCCGCTGCCGGTCCTGCCGCATCTCGGTCGGCCGGTACTGATCCTTGGTCAATTGCAGGTCATGCGAGAGGTAGCGCAAGACCTGCCCCGCACTGGTGCCCGGATCGGTCAGCGGGTCCGGCACGGTCTGCGACTGAATGAGCGGGTCGGCATAGAGCTTGTAGGAAAGCCGTTCGGCTTTGGTTTCGGCGACGACGGGCATGGGTTTATCTCCTCGAGGGTTCAGCCGATCAGGTCGAAAAACAATTGGGTTTCGCAGGTAGCCCACGCGTAGTTGCCGACCTCGGACGACAGGCCGGGCGGCACCAGGCTGGCGCCATCGCCGCCAGGGAAGACTTCGGCCTGCTCGCAGGTAATGGCCGTGTCCTTGTAGCTGCGCAGCAGGTCAGCGATCTGGTTGCCGATCAGCTCGGCCTCGGTCAGGCCGGTGTCCTGCGGGACGAAGACCCAAGAGACGGCGCGCGCGAAGTTGCGAAAGCGGTTGTACCCGCGCCCGCGCCCGTGCTCCATGAACTCGGCGCTTTCGACCAGGAACTCGGTATAGACGAACGCCGACGGCTCGTCGGGCAGACCGGTCTCGCGCTCGAACTGCCAGCGCAGCGGAACCGGGTTGCTGGCCGCGTCGACGATGCTGCCGCTTTCGAGCCGCGTGCGCAGCGCCTGGCGCGCCTGAGTGACGGTGGTCAACCCATCGCTCCGATCTTGACGAAAATCTGGGTCGTGCCGATGCGGCCGGTATTGTTGTCGATCGAATTGATCTTTTGCCGCTTCCCGCGGATGACGACGTGGTCGCTGGCGCGCACCGGCACCGGGAACCCGTTGGCGACGATGTCGGGATAGAACGCGAGGACAAGAACCTCGCCTTGCTGGACGTCGCCCGCCAGTATCTGCGGCCGGTTGCCTTTCACGCGGGCGCGGCATTGCACCCGCAAGACGTTGTTCGGATCGGTCCCGGTCTGGCGCCCGATCTCGACCGTCTCGCCGACCCGGTCGAGCGCGGCTTCCCAGTCGGCGGTGGCTTGCGCTGCCGTCAGCTCGCCCATAAGAACTCCAGCTCCGCGAGGTTGCGATCCAGTCTCGCAAGCGTCCCGTTTTGTGCGGCGACGCTTTGCGCAGCAACGAAGTCGTCGTAAATGAATGCCTTCTCGATCAGATGCTCAACCTCGCGAGAAATCGTACGGCCGCTCTCGTTCATCGCCTTGAGTAGCCGCGCCTTGGTCTTGCCGGTCACGCGCACCCCGATCTGCGTTATCTCCCCCTTCAGCGCCTTCTTGGGGGGACGCCCGAGACGCTGCTTTGCCATCGTCAGCCAACCATGCTCTGTGTCATGAACCGCCGCAGCCGCCGCTCGCTCTCGGGCGCCAAGCCTTCGGCCATCAATCGCGACAGCCCGCCGACCTGATAGTCGATCTCGCGGGCCTCCACGTCCGGGATATCGGTGCGAATTCTCCGCGCCAGCGGATCGCGCGCATTCTCCGAGACCTTGATCCTGATGCGCGACTTCGCTTCGGACTTCAGGTCATTGGGCACAATGTCGAAACCGGCGGTGTAGGCAACCTCGACCTTGGCCGCCGACCAGCAGGCATCGGCATCGTTGATCAGGCGCACGAGCTTTCCCGTCTCCGCGACCAGCCGCCAATCCGGCTTGTCCAAGGCGATGCCGTTCTCGACGATCGAGGCGATCTCCGATACATGGCGGCGCGACAGGTAGAGCGCCACGAGCGGACACCCGAGACGAAACACATCGGCGACCTCTTCCGACCGGAGCGTCGGCGGGTTGACGCCGTCACTCGCGATCGCGCAGTCCGAAGCAATCTCGGCGGCGACTTCCGCCTCGTATTCCGCCAGCGTCTCGTCCTGGCTGGCGTCGGCGCGGTCGAGGCCGGCGGCGACGCGCAATTCCTCCGGCGTCAACAGCGTGAGATCGGTCGCGGGAGTCACGACGGAGAAATGCGGTAGCTTCATCAGCGCGCCTCGTCCTGGAACTGCTCGAACAGGCTGCGCAGCTCGAGCGGCGGCGCTTCGCTCTTGTCGGACAGGATCGGGATCGCGGCATACGCTTTGCGATCGATCGTCCAGCCGATGATCGTTGGCGCAGAAGCCCCCGGCAGGCCGCGCGCGCCCGGTTCGCCGCGATCGCCCGGCGGTCCCTTAGTGCCCTGCCGGCCGGCGGACGCGATCAACTGCCAGCCCTCGCCTGGGCAAGGGCCAGGCGCCACGCGCCGCGCGATGAAACTCGAGCCGCCGAACGCGACGATGTCGAGTGCCGCATAGGTCTCGGCTTCACTCCAGGTGCCGCGCACCGTCGGCAACACTGCATCGCGGCCAGGGGTCGCCAGGCAAACCCAATCGGCATGGCCCGGCGCCTGCCCGGTATCACGGCTGGCCTGGTAGGTGCCGCCGCCATGGGTCACCACAACGCCCGCGTAATGGACGGCGTCCGGCGCCCATTCCCGCGCCGCTGGGAGCGTTCCAGGCTCGCCTTTGGGTCCAGGCAGCCCCGGCTCGCCGGGCGCACCGGCGGGCCCCTGTGGGCCCGTGGCACCGCATTCACCGGGCGGACCCGGCGCCCCTGCTGTACCGGGAGGACCTTGGTCGCCAGGGGCACCGGGATCGCCGTCACGCACCGCCGACAGCCTGTCGGCGACCATGCGCGCAACCTCGCCGCGGAGCTCGGCAACACCGGCACGCAGCTCGGCGATCGACGCCTGCGCCTGCGCCTCGATCAGGGCGCGCTCGCGCTGCCATTGCCGGCGCTCGGTGTCGAGCACCTCGCCGAGCGCTTCGCGCCAAGCCTCAAGCAGACAGTCGGCGGCGTCGGTCGGCACTGGCAAGAAGGGCTCGGACCTCTCGTGCAATGTTGTCATCGCGATTGCCCTTTTGCGGCGGCTGCTTCTGATCGCCCGGCGTGGGCGACGGCGCCGCCGCGAGAGGCGGTGGTGGCGCCGCCGGTGCAGGAGTCTTCCCGATCTGACTCAAGGGGACGACCTGTTGCTGGACGCGAGGCTCGTCGCCGAACGAAACTGCCTCGTAGCCTTCAAGCGCGCGCGCTTCGTTCGGGGCGAAGATGCCGCCTTGCACGCCGCGCGCCAGGCTCTCGATGCGGTCCTTCATCGCCGATCGCAGCAGCGCGGCGGTGTCGAATTCCACATACTCGTCGGGCTGGCCTTTGAGGTCGAACAGCAGACCGAACGATTCTTCGATGTGATTGAGCGCAAAACCCAGTCCGCTTGCGACCCAGCTCTGCATCAGCAATTCGGTCGAGCTGTATGGGGTGCCGCCGATACCGAGGATCTGCAGCGGGATGCGAAACGCCAGCGCAATATGCTCGTTCGACAGTTTCTTCATCTCGGCGGTGGCGGCATCCCGGCCGCCCTGTGCCCAGGGCTGGACTTTCAACCCGGCGGTGAGGATCGGCGTACCGCCCTGGTGCAAGCCCTTGCTTTGATCGTTCCAGCGCTCTCGCGCCTCCTGGGCCTCTTCCCGATTGAGCTTCAGGTCGGTCGAGAGTACCGCCGATGGCCGCGCCTCATTGAGGTAGTACCCCATTTGCTGTTGCGCGATTGCGTTGCTGACGCCGATGTCGCTGTAGGCCGCGACGATCGGGCTCTCGCCGATCAGCGGCACCGGCCAGCGATGCCGCACCGTATGCAGCCGGATGTGCAGGACGTCGCGCTGCGGCACGATCAAGGGCTCGGCGCCGAGCCGTTTCTCGATCACCTGGTTGCCGTGCAACTGGTAAAAAATTTCGCCGGTGGCGGCGAGCCGCGGATGTGACTGCAGCGGGTCCATCAGATGCAGCTCGTCGATCTCGAACCGCGAATTGCGCAGCCCGAGCGCGTAGGCGTTGCCTTCAAGGTAGAGCGACCGCGTCGCGTTCAGCAAAAAGTCTGAGATCGACTGGTAGTCATTGGGATGACGCAGCAGACGCGAGAGCGACGAGGTCTTGACACGCTCGCGCCCGCCTTTGTCGTTGAGCCGCCAATGGTCGCCGGGACACATGGCGACGGTCTGCGCATAGGCCGAGACACAAGCCTCAACCATGGCCGACTGAGTGCCGAGGCTGGCCGGAGTATAGCCCTGCTGCCACCAGTTGTCGGCGACGCCGGCTGGCAACCACCCGCCGGTGACCGGCAAATAATACGGGCCTGGCCGGTACTGGCCCTCACCCTTGCCGATGAGCTGGCCCGCGACGCGAGCCAGAAACCCGCGGACGGTCATGTTGCTGGCGTCGTGTTCCGCGTCTGGTAGCTGCCGCGTTCGCGCTTGGCCTCGGCCTGCTTGGTTTCCTCGGCCTGCTTGGTCTGCGGCTCATTCGGGTCCGCGCTGCCGTCGGGCTCGTGTTCCAGGAGATGGACGCCCAAGGCGGCGAGGTCGTTCTCTTCCTGCGTCGGCGTCGGCTTGATTCCCGAAGCCGTTTTGGCTTGTGCCTCGTTGGCCTTGTCGCGGGCCGCGCGCTCGTCGGCGAGCCGCTTTTTCGCGGCTGTCGTCTGTTCGTTGTCGGTCATTTTTGACCTCCCTCTGTTGGCTTGTCCGTCACCTCACTGCCCTTGACGGTCTTCTCGGTACCGTCCTCGAGCGTGACAACGACCTGGCCGGTGTCCTTGACAAAACCATCGTCGCCTTCACGCGCAGGGCGCGAATTGCGAACGGGCTTGCCTTGATATTGCTTAGCCATCATTGCCTCCTTCTGTTGCAGATCACCACGTAACGCCCGCCACCCACGCAACGGTTCCGGTGCGGCGGATCGCCCAGGTCATCGGCATGATCAGCCGCAAGGCCAGCATGTCGGTCTGGAACATGCTCTTGACCGGGAAGGCGACCACCGCTGGCGTGCCCGTCGTGGAAATGTCGGTGGGCGTCGTGTCTTCCATATGCAACGTGGCCTGATCCGAGATCTCAAACCGCGGCCCATCTCCCGTCACGCTGACGAAGTCTGCGGCGTCGATGACGATGACCGTGCCCGCCGGCACCGTGCCGGATTGGATGATCGGCCAGCCGCCGAGTCGGCCCTGGCCGATCTCGTCGCGGAATGGGAACACGCCGGCACCGGTGGCGATGGCAAAGCCCGCGCTGTTGACCTGTTGCGGGTTCATCAGCCAGACCGGCTTGCGCACGTTGCCGAGCGTGCCGGTGAGCAGAGCCCCCGACAATTGCTTGATGTCGCCAGTGAGCGCGGCAAAGCCGCCGCCGGCGGTCGGGGTCAGGCCGGACACGCCGTTGAGGATGCCGGCGGGCCGGATCGTCGTCGCCGCATTGGCGTCGAGCAGAACGGCGTCAGTCGCAACCGCGGTGTCGTAGACGATGGCATCGCGCAACAGCCCCTCGATCGCCGGGACCGAATGCTCGTCGAGCTCGCGCGTCCAGGTGGTGATGACCGCCATTTTCATTGGCGTCAGCGAGAGCGATGTAAACGCACCCTGGCGAACGGGAATCGGCAACCCTTCCCCGACGAACGACCCGGCGATGGTTGGCGTCCGTGACCGTGTCGGGACGATTATTTTGGCGTTGCGGCCAAACCCCAGCGCCACGCCCATGTTCGACAGCGGCCCGAATATCGAGGCCGGCATCAGGATTTGCATGAAGTCGGTGACGACCTGTTGCGCCAACTCCTTCGCCCATCCGGTGACCGTGGTCATGGCCGCGGCCGAGGCCGCCCTGGTCTGCCAATCGACCACCGCCGCGAGCGGCTCGTCGTTGCCATAGAGGGCGCGCGTGACCTCCATCGGCGACTTGTGCTCGTGATGTGCCAGCAGGCGCAATGCGGCCGAGCGGCAAAGCAGATCGATCGGATCGAGCTTTTTGCGTTCGACGCCGAACGGCCGTTGCAGTTGCGGTGCGCTATAGCTGCCGTTGCCTTGTTTGATCACCGCAGGCAATCGGCCGCCGTCGTCACTGTTCACGGCGAGATTGCGCTCGCTGTCGCGCAGCGTCGCCAGGATTTCCCGGTCGTGCGCGATCTCGGCGTTTGCCTTTTTCACTGTCTCGAGCAACTCGTTCGGATAATCGCCGTCGCCGACGGCGTCGTGCAACGCATCGAGCTTGCCGGTCTTGTCGAGGATAGAGGCTTCCCTCTCTTTGATCTTTTGAGCGAGCGACATGGTCGCGCCCTTTCCAATTATTCGCGATGACGTGTCGGCTTGCCCGCCGGTGAACCCGCGCCGCCTGATCCCGCGTTCTTTGCCTTTCCCGGCGAAAACGAGATCGATGGTCACGGGCGAAATCTTGAGCGACTTGGCGATCGCCAGCGCATTCGGGTTTGCTGGCACAGAGACTAGGCTGGTCTCCACCAATTCGGCCCTCGTAAAGAACATGCCGTAATCGGATTCCGGCCGCGGCTTGGATTCCTTCGGGCGGAAGCCGACGCTGACGGCGCGCAGGATGCCGGCGTCGATCAGCTTGCGGATCTCATCGATGCGATCGCTGGTGCCGGCCGGCGCGAGCTCGAGGTGGCCGCGCAACTGCTTGTCCACGACGCGGACGTTCGACCACTTGCCGATCGGCGCATTGCTGTTGTGGTTGAACAACGCGATCGGGTTTTTCTGGAACGACGCCAAGTCCCAGGCGTCCGCCATGATCACGTCGTCCATGCGGTCGGGCGTTTCGTCCGAGAGCACAAACTCCTGGCCGTTGACCTTGGCGGCGTGGGTTTTATAGACGACGTCCTTGGCTGATGCCTGGTGCGCGCCGCCATAGGAATCCTTGTCCCAGGCGTCGTCCCAGATCAGTTGGCAAACGTCCTGGTCGCCGATCTCGCTGCCGCAGCGGCTCATGAAGTCGAGATAGGATTCGTCAAGCGAGGGATAGAGATCCCCCTGACGCTGGCGCTTACCCATGACATGCATGGCAGGCCTCCTCCGATCGGTTCTAAACGGCTGCCTTCAGCGTAACCGCGAACTCGCGCTGCTCCGATTGCACGATAGGATGGTCGCGGGTGCCAGAGCGGAACTTGATGAAATTCCAGAACGACGCCCACTCTTCTCCAATCCGCACGGCGGCGCCGGGACGCACCACCATCGTGATCTCCTTGCCTGCGAGGTCGAACAGATCGTTGAAGCCGTTGCCATCGGTCGAGATCGCAAACGTCAGGTTGGCACCCGTCCATTGCGCCGGCATGGTGATGCGAACAGCATCGCCGCCCGAACAATCGACCGCATCCGACAGCGATTCGCCGGCCCCGATGACCGGGCCGTTGATGACGCTCAAAGTCATGAGATGTTCTCCTCTGGGATCACGGGCCTTGGACGATGACGCCGAATTGGCAAGCCAGATTCTGCATCACCGGCAGCGCGCTGGTGCCCGAGCGCAGCTTGATCGATGTGAAGCAGCACATGCGATTCGAGGTAATAGGCGCCATCGAGTTTGGCTTGAGATTGAAGGCGAACTCTTTCGCCGTCACGCCATCGTACACATCGTAGAAATTTATACCGTCCGACGAACCTTGCATGGTGACCACCGCCGCCGTCCATGCGGGCGGCATGATGATCCCGATGATCGGCCCGGCAATGGCGATGGCAGGAGTGATCGTGCCGCGGGCTGCGATCGTCGCAATAATGGTGGAAACGGTCATGTTGGGTCAGTCCTCATTCAGGCAATGAGAGCTTCGATATCGACCCGCCACGCCGCTTTTGGATCGCGCATCATGACCGTGACCCCGTCCATCAACGCGGCCCACGGGTCGATCTTGGCGTCGCCGGCATTCTGCTTGGTGGCGCGGATCGCGGTCGCGGTCGGCTCGATCCGCACGTTGCCGACGCACCAGTTCATCAGCGCCGACTTCGCGTGCCAGAGCGTGCCGTTGGCGAGCTTGCGCTCGCTGCTCTTGATCGCGTTCATCAACTTGTACCCCTGTGACACGCCGACGACCTGCTCGTCCTTCTCGGTGACGCCGATCTCGGCCAGCGCATCGACTAACTCGCCGTACGGCCCCTCGGGATCGAGCGCGACGCAGGCCAGCAAGCCCGCCTCGTTGACCCGATTGATGATAGCGACCATCTCGACAATGTCGTCGAGCTTGTCATCGACGATGGTCAGCTCTCCCGCCTTGGCAAAATCCTGCAGACGCGAGGCGATGCTCTTCCTGCGCTCGAGCACGCCGCGATGGCACCACGCATGCGACCAGGTCAGCCAGTCCTTGGTCGTACTGTCACGGCCGATCAGGCCGAAGCCGAACAGGTCGTCGAGGCCGCCGCCATCGGCGCAGGCCACGATCACCTCGCACCGCTCCAGCATAGACTCGATCGTGATCGTTTCGTCTTCCGCATCGGCCCAGAATGCCGCACCAGTCCATCCGTCCGCGCGCAGCGACATGCCGATCTGAACATTGAAATGCTGCGAGGCAATCAACGCAACCGCCCCTGGCCCGTCCGCCTCGGCCCGTATCACCTCGCGCGCCAAAAAATCCTCGTTGGTCGAGCGCCCGAGATTTGGGTTGACCAACGGCCAATACTTGCGGTTCTTCCAGCCGTTGTCTCGCGCGAGCCGATCCGGCAACTCATACAAAACCGGCAGCAACGGCATTTGCGCTCGACCGTCGCGCACAGCTCGAGCCATCGCCAACTCGGATGCAAACACACCGCTCGGCGACGTCTTCGATTGCGTGGTGGTTTGAAATAAAAATCCGTCCGAGCGCTTGGTCAACGCGCCGCGGAGCTCGATGAAGATGTCGGCCGCATTCGACTTTTTAGCAAAAATGTGGGTCTCGTCGATCATCGTGCCCGTGCATTTCGAGCCCGTGATTGTCTCTGCGTCTGCCGCCTTGATCTGCAAGGTCGCTCCCGACTCACGGTGCGTGATCTTGCGAATGTGGTCCTGCACCTGAAAAATCTTGGAGAGCTCGCTGTCGAGCTTAATCATCCCCTTTGCCTGCTTGTAGGCAATCGCCGCGATCTCCATCGTCGGTGCGATGAACATGAACTCGGCCTCGGGACGCCGGTTAACTATCAGTGCGGTAACCATCACCGCACCGCCGTTCGTGCTCTTGCTGTTGCCTTTGGGAATGAGCAAAAAACATTCCGAGACGTGCCGCGTGTTGGTATTCCGGTCATATGATCCAAACAACGCCTCGACGATCGGCAGAAACCACTCGCCACACACATCGCCCAGCGTCGGTGTCCCAATCACGTCCGGCAATCGCAGTCGCTTGAAACACCTCAGCGCCTTGGCCGCCTCGGCCTTGAACAACGGCAGGTTAGGCACCAGCGAACGTCCCTCCAGGATTCTGGTTTCCCAATCGGGAACCGCCGTGTCCCACGACCGCGTCAGCATGGACGATCAGTTGGCCCGGTTTTCAAACTTGAGATCATCGGCCCACTCCGTGCCGGCACCCGCCGTAACCACGGCCTCAGCCTGCGCATCCTTCTTGCCTTTGACGGCGTCCGCCACCCGCGGATGACAGTACGGCGCCGCCGCAATCGCCATCCGATCACGTCGGCACTGCGCAGAACTTGGGTCACGAATAACCGCGAGCATGTAATCAAGCGGCATGATGCCAACCGCGGTAACTACGGCGCCATCGTCGACAGGTTGCTTTTTTGGCGGTCGGCCGAGCTTCTTTTTTGGAGAATTTTCTTTCATTTTCCCCTCACAGTCCAAAAAATCCACGCATGAGCCCCGAGCGGTTCCCACCCCCCATCGGAAATATTTTTCTCCTAGCCCCCCCCCCTCATCGTCGCATTCGCTCGGCGCGGGCGCGCATGGTCTTGCTGGTGTGGTGGCTGCCGCAAAGGCACATGCCATTGGCAAGGTCGAGCTTGGCGCCACCATCTCTGATCTCCACGACGTGGTCAGCGAACATGCGATGCCGCGGCTCGGCCTTGGTGCACCGCCATCCGTTGTCGACAGCTTCACATCGACGTTGTGCATTACGGATCACCGCCTCACGCCATGCCCGATGCTCTTGCGTGAGGTAGAACGGCTCGACTGTATGGGCCTGTGGCCTGACGGCACGTGCATCCACGGTGTGGCGGATGAACGGAGCCAGCTTACGCACTGACGATGAGCCGCAACGCCAAGTCAGTGTGACCGATGATCCGAAGCGTCGGCACGCCGAGTAGCAGACTGACCAGCATGTAGAGCCCGATCAGCGCGACCACGATGATGTAGCCCTTCTGCACATTCGCTGGCACAGCGAGGCCCATCCAACCGCAGAACCAAAGAATGATCGCGCCAATCAGCAGCAGAATTGCAATTACGATTGCGATGTTGATGATGCCGAGGAGAAGGCCGGTTAGAGACATGGGTTGCCTCCTTCTGCCGTGGTCTGCGACATTGGTGTGAACTCCAACACCGTCACGTGGGGTGACGACGGCGTCGCCCCCAGAGCAGCAAGCCCGCGATTGCCATCGCCAGCCCAGGGAATCCTGCACCAGCGATTGGCCCTGGCACGGCACGGCTGGTGAGATCACCGCCATAGCCAGCCGTACCGCCGCCAGTACCAGTCAGGTTCAGAAAATAATGACCGGCATCGAGCAGGGCCGTACCAGCCAAGACCTGACACCCCAGGGGGTTCGTCGGGCATGCAACAGCAAGCACCGCAGGATTGACGGCAAAGTCGTCTCCACCTCCAGGTACGTTGTTGGGGCCGGAGTTGAAGAGCTGTCCTGTGAACGAGGTGATGAAGTCGGCTGGCGAGATGAAGTCATTTGTCGCCGACGCGAAGGCGATGAATTGCGGTGCGCCAGTCAGGTTGAACGTATACTGATCGGCGAACGTCGTTCCTCCGACATTGTTGCTGAAGTGGCCAGTGGCCGAGGTTGGATTGTCGCCGAGGTCGGCGATGGTGGCAGCTTTGCCCGACGCCGGCATGGCCAGAACAATCGCGAATGCAAGTAACCACGTCCTCATAGGTGGGGCTCCTCTGGTTTATGGATGATGCCAGCCCGCCAGGGGGCCCGTGGTGCGTTTTGCTGGGCGGGTGGGCTCTCGGACGCCCCGGTTCCCCGGAAACGCACCAGCGGCGTTCCTAGCCCGTTTGTGGGGGCGGGCCGTGCCTGCAGGGCAGCACAGGCACGACCCGACGACGACGAGGAAAACAGCCTGCCACGGGCCTCTCGGCGCCGATTTCGTTGTGCTTGCGAAAATGCTCTGCACTTGGGGTCGCCCGGTTTTTGGGGCTTCCCTTTGCAAATTCAATCGCTTGCCGTGGCAGGGTGGAAAACCGCTAGTATCTCAAACCACGGTTGATTGCAACATCTTGTGGCTCCACCGCGTGCCAGGGGAGCTCGGTCCGCACCACGCCGCCCAGAAAATCGAACAGGACGCGCAGTCGATCGGCGCCGGCCATGCCCTCGAACAGGGCGAGGTGCCCGGCGAAGGGACCGCTGATGATCCGCATCCTGGCGCCGATCTGAGGAACCCGCGGCGGCAGCCAGATGAAACCTTTGACCTCGCGCCGTCGCAGGCCGTCGATCTCGCGGTCCGGCATGCGCGCGGGACATTCGCCGGTCATCAACAGACGCACGACGCCGGGCGTGTAGCGCACCGGATAGAACCGGCCGTCGGTGATGTGCACGAACAGGTAGCCTGGGAACAGCAGCGAGGAGAGACCGCCAGGCACGGTTGCTTGGCGACGGGTGCGGACGCGGGGCGCGTAGATTTCGTACCCCGCACGATCGAGCAGCGTTCCGGTGATTGCCAGCCGCTGGGGCTGAACCTGCGCGATGGCCCAGTAGGTCATAGTAAATTCCCTATTTTACCTGCAGTGCTGTTGGGGCTACAGTACCGATCATGACCACCGCCGACTCGCCCCCATTGTTCGACCGGCTGCGCTACGTCGACCGGCTCACCAGCGCCGGCATTGGCGCCGATCAGGCGCGTGCGCACGCCGATGCGATGGAGGATGCGCTGCGATCGGGCGTTGCGACGAAATCCGACATCGCGGCGTTGCGATCCGACGTGCGACAGGAGATTGCTGCGCTCAAATACGACCTGACCGTGCGCGGCGGGCTGATGGCAGCCGCCGTCGTCGCAATTCTGGCAAGCCTGAAGTTCTTCTAGCATCTCAGTTTCCACGTGAAACATCCGCTCCAGCCGTCAAAGACGGCGTCGTTGACGCCTGAAGCCGATCGATCACCGCGCCGATGATGCTCGAGGCCGAGCCGTCCTCCTCGCGGGTGATCGCGTGGCGCAAGGGTTACCCCGAGAACTGATTTGGCGCGCGGATGTATCGGCCGTGATCCCGCATTGGAAAGTTTGTTCGTTTGCGGCGATTGTCGCTCTGCTCTTTCTTTGTTGCCCATCGCACATTTCCTGGTTGATAGCTCCCGTTGTTATCGGGGTATCTATCAAGCGAATGCTCAGGTCCAGGTCGTGAGCCAACGTCAGCAAGAAACGTTTCAAAGCTGTCAATCCATCGCTGACAGACCTTGATCCCTCGTCCACCATAGAATTTAAAATTATCAGACCGTGAATTCAGACATCGAGCCTTCATATTAAGCCAAGTGATATACTCTGCCGTCTTGTTTGCCTGCCCATGCTTACGGCGCAGAATTGGGCGCATCTCTTCACATAAACATCCGCACGATTTTGTATTTCCGTTTTTTAAATGAGGTGCCAAGACGACGCTCGGATTACCGCAATCACAGCGACAATTCCAAAACGTCCCGCGCGGATACGGTCCGGTGCGACCTGTCGTCCGGTTTAAGCTTATTACCGTCAGTCGCGCGAATTTCTGACCAGTTAGATTTTGGAAGAGACCCATCTGCTTTACTCCCTCTCTACAAGTCGATCTAAAACGGCACCAATAACGCTCGACGCTGCTCCATTTGTTTCTCGCGTAACTGCATTTTGCATGATCTGGAGTGGCACATGATGTTGTACTGCTATGCTGATAAGCACCGCAGCGTCGCGGGCGATCGCCTCCATGCTGCTGCCAGCCTTGGGCGCGCTCAAGAACACCTCACCGAGGCTGCCGTCGGCGTAGTAGCCGGTGGTGACGGTCACGATCTGCTGGCCGTGCCGCAGCTCGAAGGTTTCGGCGGCGCGGCGCTGCGGCAGGGTCCGGCGGCTCATGTGCATGTCTCCGACGTGCACGGGATCATCGGCGTGCGCCGGCCCTCGAAGGTCAGACAGCGCAGGCACAGCAGTTCGGCGCCGTCGAGGATCGGCTGCGGGTGCTCGCAGTCATGCGGGCAATGGGCATGCGTGCAGTCGTGACGCTCATACCACTCGCGCTTAGTTTGCATTTTCAACCTCGACCGGGGTGTAGATCGCCAGATTCCGCAGCAGCGGCGCCGGCACGAACGTGTGCGTAAAAGCCGTTGTGTGGCCGGACACCCGTCCTGGTTTCTCAAGAAGGTTCTTGAGTTCAACAATCGACTCCTGGCCTTCGGCTCCAAGGTAGATTCCCTGGATTTCCCAAAAGCGATGCTTGCCGAAACGGTCGTCGCGCCAGAACACGATGTCACCGGGGCTCATGTCATCACCAGCATCAGGACGATGATGACGGCTGCGGCCACGATGGTCAGCACGACGGCCACGCGCTCCTGGGTCTCGGTCATTGGCCTCGCGCTCCTCTGCGGGTGGTCGGGGTGCGCCGTGACTCCTGACAAGTTCCAGCGCACCCCTATCGGGCCGGGCTAAATGGGGCCACCCGGACCCGAATTTATGGGCCGGCCTCGCGCGTTGTGGCTTTGCGCCAAGTGCGCGCTAGTCTGTTTCACGAGATTTGCCATCCGGTGCGGGCTGATACCCAGGCGGCCATTCAGTGGGAAAGTACCAGCCGAATTGCTTATCGCAGGGCGAGCCCTTGCCTTTGCTCGCCTTTAAGTGCGCCTGCCATGCATCCCATTGCGGCGTATCTGCCTGAACGCGCGCGCGTTTTTCCTTCCGAGCTTCGCTTTTTTCCTTCAAAACCGAAGGTCCTCCGCTTTCTCGCGCGCGCGCGCGCGAAGAAGAAGCTTTAGCTTCTTCTTTATTGGTTAGGGTTAGGGTTGCTACCGCATTGCTACCAGCATTGCTTGCTACCGCATTGCTACCGCATTGCTGCGTCGGTGGCGCAGCATTGCTACCTTTTTGCTTCCTGTTTTGCGTAGCATTGCCTCCGCTCGCACCCGCTGTTGCTCTCCTCTCGTACTTCTCCTGCGCAAGCCTCAATTCTTCGTCTATCCGTTTGTGCTTCCAGCCGTCGTGAAAGAAGGCTTGCAGAACCGGCTTCCACTGCTTCCACTCCCGGTTCTTCATGCAGGCGATGACGGCAAGCTGCCGGTCGTCATCAGGAAGCCCTCCAGTGGCCCAATAGTGCATGATCAATAGCAAATAAGCGCCGTGCTCCGCAGCCCGGAGGTGCCCGGTGTCCTTCTTGTAATCTCCAATGTGGAGGGACATCCGCGGGAGGCTCATGGCAGCCTCGGGGTTGCTACCGCATTGCTACCAGCATTGCGGTAGCATTGCTCCGTTGGTGGCATAGCATTGCTACCTTGAACCGCCTCCATCGAGGCTAAGGCGAGGTCCAGTTGAGCCGCGTTCATGGCGCTAGTCATTGCACCTTCACCCTGTGCATCAGCGCACCCCATCTCTGCAGGATCTTCACCGCCGCGTCGTAGGTATCGCAGACCTCGTGCGGGCAGTTGTTGAGCTTGCACCACAGCGCGAAGCCGGCTTGCGGCGTGGTGAGTTTTCCGCCGCGGCGCTTGAGCTCGAGGAAATGCGGTCGCTGCCAAAATTTCGGCCCCGCCGGCGGAATGAGGATGAAGTCCGGCCAGCCGGCCTGCGTGCCCATCCGCTTAAGGCGTCCGCCGGTAACATCGTCGCGCTTTTCGCCGAGTGGTATGTGCGTCCACACCCAGTTTGGCGTCGCCCATTTCCGCAGCGTGTCAGCGAGCGCGCACTGCGTCGCGAATTCCAGCGGCGGTGGCGCTGCAACACCGCGCTGGTTGCGCGCACGGAACAGATGCAATTGCCGTCCGCTCATGGCATGCACGCCCTTATGAACTCGGCCGCGCACTGCGCGACGATCGCGTTGCCTGCGGCGCGCAGCTTTCCCACTCTGCCGGATACCCCATGAGCCAAAGGGAAAAGGCCGGATTGAGTTGGCCGCGCTTTTCCGTCGCTGCAGGGGAGCCAGACGAGGTCGTCCCAGAAACCATGTGGGTCTGCCGCGGCAACTGGTCCTGCCGCGTGCGCTCGCTGCCGTCCGGGTTGACGCCGGTCGTCGCCATCCCCGGCGTGTCCTTCCAGTCCCGGTGGGCTGGAGTCGCCCAACTCGCCCGCGCCGCGTCCGTCAGCGTCGTCCCTGAATGCCGCCCGCTCTCCGTCGAGTAGCCCGCCGCCCCGCTCGAGGCGCTTTCCTGCTGCGTCGGCGTCGGCCACGAGGCCAGCGTTGCCGCGCCCAGTAACGTGTAGTTCGTCTCGCGGCGCATCATCGTGAGCGAGCCGCGCTCGCCGTCCGCTAGTTGCGGCGTCGGCCACGAGGCCAGATGGCAGACGCCCCGCAGGTTGTGCTTCTCCACCTCGTGGTCGATGCTCTCCTGCGTTGACGGTTGCCAAGTGTCCGCCACCGTCGTGGTGGGCCACGAACCACAATCGCTGCCGGATATGCGGCGCGCCGACGCTGTGTGCTCCCAGTACGGCCGACCCCGTGGCGTAACCTTCCGCTTCCAGGTCGCCGAGAACAGCGTCGAGCCAACCCCATCCAACCGCTGCCGCAACATTCTCGCCAAAGACGATTGCAGGCTTTCGCTCGCGGATGAGACGGAACCAATGCGGCCATAGGTGCCGCTCGTCCTTGCCACCGCCTCCTTTGCCGGCGGCGCTAAACGGCTGGCAGGGGCAGGAGCCGGTCCAAGCAGGTCGCGTGTCTGGCCATCCGGCGAGGCGCAATGCGTAGGACCAACCGCCGATGCCGGCAAAGAAGTGGCATTGGGAATATCCGGCGAGGTCGTCGGCGGAAACATCGACAATTGATCGCTCGTCGACATCGCCTCGTGCGATGTGTCCGGCATCGATAAGGTTTCTGAGCCATTGAGCGGCATACCTATCAATCTCATTGTAATAAGCTACTTTCATGCTTTTCGCAGAAACCAACTGCGCCGGTCGGACACGATGCAATAGCTGGTGTCGGCCAGCAGCTCGTTGATCTGCCAGACGTGCGCCTTGATGGTGTACTTGCTCACCGGCCTGCGGTCGCCGTAGAGCTCGCGCGTGATCTCCTCGCTTGAGATGCCGAGGTCACCCGCGCGCTTGATCAGGTCGAAGATCGCGGCCTTGTGCGCCGGCAGCCGGATGCCGCAGCGCAGGAAGCGGATGGGCTGGCCGCACGCCTGGCAGACATCCACCATGGGCCGCCCCTACGCAGCACCACGTCGCGCACGGTCCCACGCTTCGAGCGCGTCGGCATGTTCGAGTTTGGCGTGCCCTTCGAGACGAAGCCGCCGAGCGTTGTATTCAACATCAGCGCGGCTCAGTTGGTCGAGCAGCACATATTCCGGCTCGGGTTTGCCCTTTGAATGGGCCGCCGGATATCGCCATTGCAATTGCTTAAAACCGGTGAAAAGGGGCTCGCTATCGTCTTCGCCGTCATCATCCTCGAATAGCTTGCGACATTGTGCGCGAGCAATCTGGCGCAATTGTAAATGACAGCCGGTCCGAACCAACGGATGTGAACGGTTGGCCGGGTCAATCTCTTTCAACGCTTCGGTGGCAATCCACGATGGATTGATGCGAACCTCCGCGCGTCGGATATCGATAATGCGTGCGACTATCTCAGCAAGTTGGCTTTCCTCTTTTGTCATGTAACGCCCCTATTTGCTTGAGCCACGCCGCAAACCGCGGCGCGAATCTGTGAACGTCGTCTTTCATTTCGGAAGTCATGGTCGACATCACATCGGCAGGTGACTTGGCGAGCCATTCCTCGGTGGTGAAATCGCGCAGCCGGCCCCAGAGCCAAAGCGCATCTTTTGAAACCACAAACCTTTCCGATGGAGGAACCGCCCCCCTTAAGATGCCGTTGGTCGAGGGCTTCGAGGTTTTCGTTCCGATCGCCAACTCAAAGTCCTCGTCCGGCATGGCGCCGAGCTTCTGCCATTGCGAAGACTGGTCGTAGGAGATGCCGAGATCCGCGAGTGGCCTCGTCTCTGTCGAGGCCACTTTTTTACCCACACCACGCGCGCCCTGTTGCTTCGGCATCACTGCCAACAATTGCCCGGCCTTGCGCTCGGCACGCAGGCGAATTTCACAGGCTTCGCGTTCAGCGTCGGTGTTCAATGCCTGGCGCGCATAGGCTTCAAGCGCCAAGGCTTTGTCGCGAATGTCTTTGACCTCGTCGACCTTGTGCGCTTCGGCAATTGCGCGGCACATCGCATCGTATCTGACGAGAGTGCGATTCATGGCCGCCCCTCCCCATCATCGTTTGCGAGCCATGGGGCGATGCATATTGCTGCGGATCGCCCCCAGCGCATCAGTCTGAGGGCGATGGAAGTCCTCATCGCAAACGCCCAAGGCAGTTTCCGCTCGGGCCAGCGTGTACCCCAACCGCTCGGCTTCATGGATTGCCTCTTGCAGTTGCTGCCGGTGGCGGCGCATGGCGCCGAGCTTGAATGCGGATTGGACCTGCACCCACCATCGCGGGCTGGCGTCGGCCATGATGGCGGCGAGGAAGTCGAGCCCGTGCTCGGAGCGTAGAAGCGCGGCTAATTCGCTGGCGCTGAAATCACGTTCTCCGCTCATACGATACTTGGCGGTGCGCTCCGAAAGGCCGGTCAATTCGATCAATCGCAGCCACGTCTTGCTCGGGAAAATGGCTCGCAAACATTGGGCTATCGTGGAATTCAGGTGCCGCGATGTGCCCAGAACGGTGCACATTTCGCCACTCCCCTGATTTGCTGAAACGGCGGCGGTGCGGAATGTAGTGCGCATGAGCAGCTCCACTCCGTTGCTAAGATGCGGCCTCTTCGGATGGCGTCTCAAATCCAAAGAGATCAGGCGATGGCTTGCCTTTGCCTCGGTCGGCAAGGGCTCTCTCCAGAAGCATGAACTTGTCGGACGGGATACTGCCGCGAGTCTTCCAATTACTGATCGCAGACGGACGAACCCCAACAACAGTTGCCGTCGCGGTCGGGCCACCAAGAGCTTCAATGACGGAGTCGACGGTGGTGAGCATGCTTATGGATATTCACATTACGTGAAGTAGTCAAGATTTCACAAGAAGGAGATTTTCACAAGACGTGAACCGGCTGCCAATCCCGCTATGTCCAGAAGCCAGCGCGACATTGCCTATCGGCTCGAGTTGACACGGGAGGCTCTTGACGTCTCGGCCACAGAACTCTGCAAAAACACAGGGCTGCGCCCTAATCAATGGTCACAATACGTCAACCCAGAGGGCACGCGGCGCATCACTGTCGACGCAGTATATCGGCTCAAGGACGAGTACGGCTTTACGTTCGAATGGGTTTACGACGGCGATCGTGGCCGCCTGCCTAGCGATTTGCTTGAAAAAATTCGCGCGCGCGAGCGCCTTGGCCCAGTGGACTTGAGTCGGGCGCGTGGCCGGAGAGGGCCGAAAACGCCCAAGCAATAGAATTCACGCGACGTGAAATAGATCGTTGACAGATTCACATTTTGTGAATTAGTGTGCTCCCACATTCACCGGGAGCCACCCCCCACCATGAACGTCGCCGTCGTCCGTAAAACGCAAGTATCGCGCCCGCTCAAGGTTCTGGTCCCGTTGATCAAGAATGAGTTGGGCGCTGCCGATCAGGCAGGTCTGGAGCACTACCGGCGCGCTGGCGAAATGCTGCTGGAAGCCCGCGAGCAGGTGTCTGGTAGCGGCGGTTGGACCAAGTGGTTATCGCAGAACTTTGAACTGAGCAAGCACACAGCATACCGCTACATGAAACTCGCTGAGCACGTGAGCAGTGGTGGCCTCGTGCACGAGACAATTCACCAGACGCTCGGCGAGCGTCAGTCTGATGCGGCCCGCCGCACCGGCAGTGCTCGTTCGATCCGCGACTTTACCGCTAACGTCAACGTCAACCGGCTGGCCGATGAACGGCAGTCACGCGATGCCGAGATCAGGCTGCACCGGGAATTAGCTCTCAAACTCATCGACCTGGGTTACCGCGCGTTGGCAACGCGCCTTCACCCAGACCAAGGCGGCTCAAGAGACGCCATGGCTCGTCTGAATACCGTCCGCGAGCAACTCAAAGACATCGCAACAACCAGGAGATTCGTATGAGCACTGCAATCGTAAAGGCCTCCAAGGCTGTCAAAGGTATGAACGTAAACGTACTTAATCATCTCAATGCTGTCGAGCGTGCCCGCGAAATCTATCTTGCTCAAATCAAAAGGGCAGAGTCTGAATATTTTGATCGCATCAAGCGTGCAACAGAAATCATAACTGGCGAGGAAGTTGCGGCAGTGGCGGCTGAAGCATCCGCACCTGCCCCCACCACTGCTCCAGCGGCTGCGCCATCGCCAGACGCACCATAACCATAGAGCGCCGGGAGCCGCCGATGCCTGCCGCCGCCGCCAAGCCATATCGTGACGGGTTCTCGATGCGCTTGCTCGTCGTCAACGAGCTCACGCGCGTCGGCACCCCGCTCACGTCACGCCAACTGGCCGACCGGCTCGACGCCAAACTGAGCACCGTCACGTCGATCTGCTCGAAGCTCGCAGCCTATGGCCGGCTCGAGAAGGAGATACGAGGCGCAGCCTGCCGTACCTGCGGTAGCCCTCACAGTTTCTATCTGTGGAGCTTGCCGACATGGACATAACCGTCAATGCCTGGCCGACGAGCGAGCGCGAGATCGAACAACGGGTTGACCGAATGATCAACCACCTCGATCGGCTATTGGCAAACCGCGACATGAGCGAGGAGGATTACCACAAGGCACTGCGCGAATTGTGCGAGTGGGAAGAGGAGGCGCTGTCGAGGGCCAGGGGCGAGGCTGAGTAATGTTGTCGCCAGAACAGATCACGGCGCGGCGCGGAAAGCTGACGGCCAGCAGGGTTGCCTGCCTGATGACCGGCGACGCCGCCAAGATCATGAACCTCTATCTCGAGATGACCGACGACCCGGCGTTCGTGCCGGAAGACCTGTCCGACGTGTGGGCAGTGCAGCTCGGCGTCGCAACCGAACAGCTCAACATCGACTGGTTTGAGCGCAAGAATCGTACGCCGGTCACTCGGCGCGGCGAGGTCGTTGTTCACCGCCATTACGACTGGGCGGCCTGCACGCTGGATGGGTGGATCGATGCGCTTGCGTGTCCGTTCGAGGGCAAGCACGTCGGCGGACGGGAGCCGCTCGAGGTCATCATCGACCGCTACTGGCCGCAGATGGGTTGGCAAATGGAATGCACCGGCGCCAAGCAATGCGCGCTGTCGGTGATCATGGGTGCCAGCGAGCCGGTCGTTGAGTTCGTCAATAGGGACGATGAATACATTCGGGAGATGGTCAGCCGCAGCCAGCAATTCATGGCGTTTGTAGAACGCCGCACGCCGCCGGTGACGCTGCCCGCCGTCCCGGCGCCGGTCGATGTGTCGAAATATTACGACATGACTGGTTCGAATCTCTGGGCCAATGCCGCGGCTACCTGGCTGGCGACCAAGGCCACCGCGCGCGAATGCGCCGACGCCGAGAAGTATCTCAAATCCATCGTGCCGCCGGACGCCAAGAAATGCACCGGCTACGGCGTGGCGATAACCAGGGATAGAGCCGGGCGTCTCAGCCTAAGGGAAATCACATGAACATCCCCGTCAAGACCGACATAATGGAGAGCGTCATTGTCAAGGGCGATCTCGCCAAGCTCACGCCCGACGAGCGGGTGAAATACTATGGTGCTGTTTGCGAAAGTATCGGCCTTAACCCACTCACCAAACCATTCGAGTACATCACCTTGAACAACAAACTGACGCTGTACGCGCTGCGCAATTGCACCGATCAATTGCGGACCATCCACGGCGTTTCGGTCGACGAGCTGACCGAGACCGAGCACGACGGCGTGTTCATTGTCACCGCCAAGGTGCGCAACCGGGATGGCCGCACCGACATCGCCAAGGGCGCGGTCGCCATTGCCAACCTCAAGGGCGAGGTGTTGGCAAATGCCATGATGAAGGCCGAGACCAAGGCCAAGCGTCGCGCCACGCTGTCGCTGTGCGGGCTGGGTTTCCTCGACGAAACCGAAGTTGCCGATATTCCGATCACCCATCGCCGCCCGCCGGCGCCGGCGCCGAATGCGATGCTGCCGCACGATCCCGAGACCGGAGAAGTACCGCCACCCGCGCCGAACAACGCGATGGCGGAACAGGTCGCCCCGTCCGACACCGAAACCGACGCGGGCGGGGCGGCCATGTCGCTGGAGGAAATGGCACGCGAGGCCGCCATGCGCGGCGAGGCCGCCTTCAAGACTTTCTACAAGAGCCGCAATGCCAAGGAACGCGAGCGGCTCAACGCGATGGGCGACGAATTGCGAGGGCTGATGACGTGAGGACTGCCGAAATGATCGACGGTCGGCGGCGGCTACAGAACCTGCGTGTGAAGGTCGACATCATCTCGCGTCGCCAGTTGTGCGAGTACATGGCCGGGCGTCTCCCGTTCCTGCCGTGCTCCGGAGACCGGCTCGATGACGAGATTGCAAAAGAGTTTGACCGTATTTCGAATCTACAGAACGAACCAGCCAATGACGGCTGAGGTAAACCGATGACCGAGCAGGAGATTGATGAGCGCGTGGACCGGATGCTGGATCACCTGGAGCGCCTGTTGCTCAACGGCGATATGTCCGAGGACGACTATCACGCTGCCATCATGGAACTCGTCGAATGGGAGGAGGAGGCGCTGCTCAAAGCAAAGGAGGTCAATGACCGTCAACGGAACACGAACGACACAAACCTGAACCTTAAACCTTAGAGGGGTTATATCCCAATGCGTAGATACCTACTCGCTACCGCCATTGCACTCGCCCTGACGGCGCCCGCCAAGGCCGACGTGATCCTCGATACCCACGGGCTAGGGGGCACCGGCGACAACGTCATCTTCAGCCAGCTTACTACTGGCTTGGTCCTGGGCCGGCTCAGCGGCCAACATGACGAGGTCGTCCGCTTTCTGGACCGCTCCGCCTTCAACCTCGACGGCGGCATCCTGGCCGGCATCTTCTCCGGGGCAGCCAACGGCAACGACATCAAGATCGTCAACAGCAGCGAACTCGATATCCGGGTGTTCGACCCTACGAACACCAGTCTGGTCACCACCACCCGGGACATCTTCTCCTTGAAGGGGACCGGCACCGCGTTCATCACGGTGACGGCCCTGGAAGCGGACGGCAGCAGCAAGACGTTTCAATTCAATCCCCTCACTCCCGGGTTTTCCCTCGCGGACTTCCAACTCTCGACGACTGCCCAATCGGGATTCGATCTCACCGCCATCAACGGCGAGCGCATCACCGACCTGGACATCCGGATCGTCGGCGGCTCCATCACCGATTTCGAGCACTACCGGATCGAGGTCGGCCCGCTGGTGGCAGTGCCGGGGCCGGTGGCGGGTGCCGGCTTCCCCGGAATCGTCGCTGGCTGCATCGGCCTCTGGGGTCTCGCTATGAAGCGGCGGCGCCGCAACCAAGCTCACGCCTGACGGTACGTTCCCTCTGCCCTTCCGTCAGCATGAGGGCGCGTGCGGGTTCGAATGGCCTCGCGCCCGCACGCGCTTGCCTCTCCAAAGGAGCAACCGATATGCTGAACATCCCGCTGCCCCGCATACCGGCACGCCTCACGCGGATGCTCGATCTGTACAGTGATTGGGCCGAGCAGCCGGTCCTGCGCCGAGACTTGGTGTCGATCGGCACCATCGTCGGCGTCTGCTTCGTCTATTCGTTCTGGGTCGGTGCCGAAGCCGCCATGATGCTCGGCATACCGAGCGGCATTCTGGCCTGGATCGCCATCGAAAATTGGTACGCAACATGATCGTGGACGAGCACTCGTGGGCGCCGCCCTCCGAAGGTTCATCGTGCGCCAAGCGATCATGATCATGCTGATGCTGCTGGCCCTGGTGCTATCGCCGACGCCAGTCGTGCCAAAGCCAACGCCTGCGCCGGCCAAGACCGACAGGGCCGTCGCGCCCAAGCCGTCCACCATGCCTCTGCCGACACCCGTGCGTGTGATCACCGAGAGCTATCAGGCGTTCTCATCGGAGCCCGTCTTCACACTGCCGGTCCAGGCGATGCGGGTCCATCAGGCGTCGCCGCCGGCTGAGGAACAGCCAAAGCCGGTCGTTGCCGCTGCGGCTCCAAGGCCGGCAAAACGAGAGAACGATATCTGCCGCGGCAAGGGCCGCAGCTATTA